GTTTTTTAATCTATCAGCTGATATATCATCATCAGAATCTACAATAGGTTCTTTAGCAACCTTAATTAATTCATCAACTGCTTTCTGCCCAGCTTGGATTATATTCTTCTTCGTCTCCTTGATATTCATATTTGATAGTAATAAAATTAGATAAAACTCTATATAGCCTTTCGCCATCGACGATAAACTCGTATTGACTACTTGGTCTAAAACCAACTAAGTCATTAACCTCAACAGTACCGTCTGAATACTTAACAATACCTTGTAAAGGTTTTTCAGATTCAATATTAAATTGATCTGTAGCTTTTAAAGGTTTAACCCAACAATAACCTTTTGGAACTTTCCACTCATTATCTCTTTTATATAAAAAGATTTGATCTTTACTTATAAAGTACATGGATTCATTGAAATAACTCCTACTATTTTTTTCAACACCTTTTATATCGTACCATCTTCTAAAAACATTATGATGAACTATAACTTTATCTCCAGCTTGTATTTCTGTATGTCCCGCTATAGGTGTAGATATAACTTTTGCCTCTCTGTTTACGTGTTGGTGATTAAATATTTCAGTATTAAGTATTAATTCTGAATCACCTATTTTCTTTTTATTATTATATCTATCTCCTTTTGGCGTTACAACAAAGTTGTGAACGCTTTTCATTAGTATTCCAAATTATATTCTACAGATACAGCCATATTTTTATTAAAGTCTTTCCAAGGTAAAACATCTTTTTCTTTTCTAATATAGATAGAAAATTTATCATCTTCTTCTATTATATCGCAAATCTTATGCCCACCATATACTTCTTGACCAACAGCATAATGCATGGCGTCGTTTTTGTAGTCTTTACCTACACTAATCTTTCTTATTAACTTCGCCATTTTCTTTTGAATAATTTATTGTACCATCTTGAATGTTAATATCAAACGTTCCATATTCTTTTTCAAATTCAGTTTGTAAAACTACTAATTGATCTCTAGAACTAGCTATACTATGTAGCAACTCATGTTTTTTTACTTCCATAGAACCTATTTCTAATTGAGCTCTATTAATATTGTTTACTGTGCTTTGAACTTTTTCTAATTGTTCGTCTGTTATTTTTTCAGGTTTTATACCTTTTAATTCTTTGATTTTTTTACTTGTTCCTTTTGTTTTGCTTATCGCCATTTTATTTAATTTAATTTAAGTTAATTTGTTTTATTTTAATATTCTATTCCAAAGTTAAATATAATTGGATTTCTAATACATATTTCACTCTCATCTGATATTCCTTGTTCAATTTGATCAACAGTTACTGACGTTGCTGATGTAACTTTTGTTACTTTACCTATTTTCGATCCTTCGGTAGCATCTATTAATTCATCTCCAATCGAAAAAATATCGTCAGCATCTGGTGTACCTTTTAAAGTTAAAACTGATTCAGTACTTGTACTTCTTGTGCCTGATGCTGTGTGAGCACCATTTGCAAGTAATCCTGTTCCAAAGTCGTGCGCCCCGTTAGTTATAGCTGCTATCCAAAAGCTTGACATACCAGGTTGTGATGTGGAATCATTGTAGTTGCCAGGATATTTTGAATTACCTATATTAACTCCACCAGGTGGTAAAGCGTTTGCAATTTGTGCAGCTTGAGTACTACCAAAAGTGTTCATAGTTGTAGAAGTGTATATTTCATAACTTTGTAAATATGTAGATTCACTAGCCATAATACTAGCATCTACTACTTGAGTGTGTACAATGTGGTTTCTAGCCCCTGCAAAAGCTATCTTAGCAGCTGCACCGTTAGCAGCAGCGTTAGCAGTTCCTAAAGAAGGAGGCGCAACTCCATTTACACTTCTTGCTATATAAAATACAAAGTCTATTTCATTACCAGCAGCTCCGTTAGTACCTGGCATTATTATATTAAAGTTTTTTATACAAGCTTCACCATTTGGTATTTCAAATCTATGCCAGTCAAATAGTAAGTCGTGTTGAGAATATGCTGTAGCATTTGCTGTATCTATACGAGGTCTTACTGTTGCTAAATATTGTCCCATAATTTATTTTTTTACTTTTTCTAGTGATCTACCGCCAAAATAAGCACCGATCACGGTTATTAATACTAGTTGTAAAAGATCTATATAAGAATCCTTTACATTAAATTTTATTGCACCAGCATCTATAAATATTAATAGCATGGTGCATACTATTAAAAATATTAAAACCATTGGCCTTACATTTTTACTTAGCCATGAATCTGATTTTAAATCTGCTTCCCATCTAGCTGTAATATTTTTTTCCATTTCAACCTCGTAGTTAGCAACTAATTCTTTTATTTTTCTTTCTGCTTCAAGCTTTTCTTCTTTAGATGTATGTAGGTTGTCTATAACTCCACCTACGCCTTTTACTAAATCAGCAGCTCCTCCAGAAAACAACCCTCCTAACATAATTTAATTTTATTTTGTTTTTACTTTTTCAAACGAACTTATACCAAAGCATCCTAAAGTTACCCATACAAATGAATTGTATACAATTTCATTTATAATTAAGTCTTTATCGGCTAATACACTAGTTAATAAATCGGCAACAGCAAATAGACACATTACTACAAATGATGCAAATCCAACTACATTTTTTTCGTTTATATCATTTTTATCTTTAAATAAACTCCACATATTATATCATTCCATTATTAGCGTCGTATTCCCAAGGAAAATTATGATCACCAGCCTCTCTCCATTCACCTTCAACTTGTATCATATCCATACCTTCTATCGTTGTTCTGGGATACACAACTCCATTATACTTAACAAAATCATCTCCATAAGCTAACTTACCAATCTTAATATCAGTAGCATGTCTCATTTCGTGATTTATAACTTCTTTATCTTTGTCACTACCAGGTATTATTTCGTCACTAATGTATATAGTGCCATCCATATTAGCCTCACCTGATATACCAGGCTCTAGCATTGTTCTAATAACAGGTGTTCCAGGAACAGAACCATCTCCACCAGACTCTTTACCAAAACGCATCTTAGTTTTGATTTCGCCGCTTACAGCATAGTTACCTCTTTCTGATCCTAGTTTAAATCCCATTATCTATCTTTATCTTTAATCATATCATCTATAGCCTTATTGTAAACTTTATCTGTATATGATTTGTTATTAAAAAAAATACTTCTTTCTGACGTAGGTAGATCTTCTTCACCTAAAAGTATTCTATATATTCTTGTTATCATTTGAGAGCATTTAAAAGACGTTTTAAAAACCGAATACATGATAGTAGTTCTATTACGATGTCTCCATGTTTCTATCCAACCTTCTCTTTTTAATCTCTCCCATCTGTTTTTATCCCATGAATAAGTATAAACTCCATCCATAAAATCTTTTCGTGTAAATCTT